TTGGAGGTTATTCTGTAATTTCTTTTATCTTCTGTAGAAGATTGGCTGAGTCTTCCTGAATACCTTCAGGTGGCGGCTCATCCATATTTGAGTTCAACCAAGCCTCAACCATATCCAGCGCTTCCTGCTGCTTGGCTTGTTGCTTGACCATTCGTTTTAACATTTTCCATGTAGCTTCGAACTCGACCAATTGCTTCTTGGTCCATGAACTACGGTTTTGCTCCCAGATATCAAACCCCCACTCGAACATTCGAGTGGAGATTTTGTAGATGGATTTTTCAGATAAGTTCATTACATCTCACTCCCGTAAGCTTTCTCATAAGAAGCCCACCATTCATCCATAAATTTGGTGCAAGTGTAGTCTGCAACTAATTCATGGTCATCGTTTCCATAGACAACCCAAGCGCATCCAATTTGTCGATTATCACTGTTAATGATACGCATATGATATTCATCACAGATAGCGTCAGCTGCTTCTTTGATCTCATTAAAGTCTTTCGACTTTGTGCAGCCATCTTCATCCATTCCATAATCAACCGTGACTGAATGGCCTTTGTCCAAGGCATATTGAGCAAGATTAAAATCCGCTCTTTTTAGTTCTAGTACTTTTTTTATTGTTTCAGTTTTCATTTTTTCCTCCTGATCCTACAATGTCCTAGATCCATGATAAATGCAACCTGAACCTTGGGCCTGCGACCTTTTGGCCATGTCAACATGACAAAGTGTCATGCGACAATTTGCCGCACCTGTGGTTTGTGCTTGTGGGCGGGACCCACCCAAAATATATATTCTCATTAATCTTTTTGCTTGTCGCTTGAGCCTTGTGGCTTGTCGCTTGATGCTTGTTCCTTGAAGTCTTTACTATCTAATTCCCAAAATATAAAATCACCTTCGGCTTGTGGTTTGGCTCCAAGTGATTCCATGAGCTCGATTAATTGTAATTTAGTGTTTACCGTATTTGACATTTTTAACCTTCCTATCCCAGCATCTACGGCAATCAAGACACTTGCCGCCCTGCTTTGGTGCTGGGCATGTTGCTTTTTTAGTTGTTACAGTTGACGTCCAGGGCCAGCAGGTGGGCGCCTTGCCATCTACTTTTGATCCTGACAATCTTATAATAAGATTTTTAGGAATTCTTTTTTTAGGTATTTTTAAAAGATACTTTCGTTCCTGGGTTGGCATCCAATGTTTAACGCCTGGCGTTAACTTACAGACTCTAATTATTTTTAATAAATGTTTAACGCTTTGAATATCCCCTGCATCGTGCCATCTAAAATAATTTGATTTTTTAGAATTAATTTGAGTGGCCATCGCTAGCGCCCATAGTGGATGTTTTATAGAATCTAATCTTTTATATTGAACCCGTTTAATAGCTGGGTATCTCGCGTAATTGCCCTTCATAGCATAACAATTAAAACAAGGCGTTCCAGGTATTTTTGCAAGCTTTGCGCCAGTCTGGCAGGCCCACGCGGGCAAGCTGTAACTGTGACCAGGCATTTTAGACGTTCGAGTCAATGACTCTGTAATGCTTTGCGCTTTTTTTATTTTCATGAGCTCAAATTATCATGATCCAGGGGCCAGGAATATTGGCCAAATTGTCGCACACTATATGTTGTGTCAATGTGACAAATTGTCGCAGGGTAGAGCTTGTGGGCGGGGCCCACCCGGGAAAAAAAGAAAATAAAAAACCCTGTTTTAACCTCAGACAGGAAACTGAGAACTATAGAGTATATTTACAAGGTCATAGTTAAACCTTGAGTCCAGGGACGTGTGTCTGTTTCCTCGAGACCTGGATCCAGCGGTCAAAATGGATAAGACGCTTTCGCGGGCTAGCCATAACAGTCTCATTTTGACCACTGTATCCAAGTGGTAGTTTACAAGTTTACCGAGCGGAAACTACCAACGAGCTCATTTAAAAGGGTAAGCTAATAGCATTGCCTTTTATGAAATCAATATAGCATGCGCCTGGGCCTTGCATAGTTGACATAGTGTCGCACCTGTTGAGTGCCTGTGGGCGGGGCCCACCCATTTAATTTTTTAAAAACTGCGACAATCTGTCATCTTCAAATATAAAAAATAATTTTATAAAGTGAGAAAAAAACAACGGAGGAAACTATGGCAAAAACCATGATGAAATGGCAGATTGATCACTTCAGACAAAAAGTAAGAGAGAAGATTGATCCGCAAATAGAAGAGCAGGAATTGTTGGTAAGACAATTCGAAACAACCGAAACTAACAAAGCTGTGAAAAACTTGTCTAAAAAAATGGGAGCTGACAAGATACTTAATCGCTTTAGAAAATTGGAAGCGGAATATAAAGAATTGCAATCCGTTGCAAAAACTTTTTTCCAAACCAAAGCGACTAAAGATCAAAAAGAAGATTTGAGTTCAAAATTTTCTGATGAAAGTAAAAGCTCTTATTACAGATCAAGCGACGATAAAATTACCTTGTCTGATTGTGAAGAGCAATTAAGAAGGTGGGCTACTAATCTTACTAAAAGATATATTGAAAGTAGACCTGAAGGTAAGAGACTTGCTCAATTAAGGCAGATCAAACAGACTGCGTTAGATCAAGTTATGGAGGCGCAAGTACCGAGAGAGCTTATTGAAGCATTAGATAATACTTTTAAGAATTCAATAGGAATATCTTGGAACGAAAAAATACCTCAATTAGAAAACAAAAAATAACACTTGACTGGGTATCCTATTTAATATAGGATACCCTTAACGAAAGGAAAAACTATGACAAAATATATAGTAATAGAAAAAACAGACTATAAAAACATCTCTCCAAGTGTGAGAGTAGTAGACGACGAAGCATACGACTTGGAAACAGCACAAGCTGTTAAAAAAGTCAAAGACTTAAAAAACGATAAAGACAATCGAACTTATCATTTAGTTAATGTAAGTTTTGATAGTGTAAGAGTAGTTAAAGAAGATGAGAACTTTAATTACAATCAATTAGAACTACCATTCCCAGAGGTTGCTTAATGAGTGGTTATCTAATTGCCTTTGGTCTTGGTTTATTTGGCATTGTAATGCTTGGAATACTAGGTTGCATTGCTACTATTGAAGCTATTAACGAACAAAACGAAAGAGCAAAATGGGAAAATTGGTCGAAGCAAAGACGAGAGAATTCATAGAGCAAGGCAACGAGAAGAAGGAAGCAAGGCGCATGGCACACGACTACTGTCAACGCCATAACATCTGTCGAGGTTGTAGTAATCCTGTGAGACCTGACAATTGGGCTTCATTCCCTAAAGGTTATTGCCTTAACTGTGGATAGTTAAAGTCAACAGTCATAGTGTCCCTGCGACAATTTGTCGCAGGGCGTGTTGAGTGCATGTGGGCGGGGCCCACCCTAATTTAAAAAAAATAAAAGGTGCGACGTTTTGTCAACTGTGATCCAAATTTCAATTTGTTAAGATAAAGACATAACAATTAACAAAGGAGAAAACATGCCGTTATACGTTTACAGAGATAAATGTAAAAACTTTAAAAAGAAAGATTTTAATCATAAAGAATGCGATCAAATAGGTTTTCTAATGGTTGGTCTTGGTTTTAGAGAAATAAGAAAGAACAATATCGAAGAGATGGTATTCAGATATACTTTCTTGCAAAAGGTTGCATACGCTCGTGCTGATGAAGAGCACACATCAACCGATGCAAGAAAGATCTTCTCAAGATACATTGGTCTTCAAATTAATAACCAAGAACTAACAAGACACAAGTTCATGATTAATTGTGCAAGAGCATTGGAGCGTGATGTGGAGTACAATATCAGGAAGGCAGCATAACTCTGTCAATTGTTATATGCTGGGTGCGACACTATGTCGCACCTAGTGAAGAGCATGTGGGCGGGTCCCACCCAGAGCGCCTTCGGCGCTCTAATAGAGGTACCAGACCAAAGTCAAAAGTCGAACTTTTTAAAAGGGGGGAGGGGTACAAATTAAAAAAAGGGATCCTAGTATATGCACTATAGTGTTTGATTTAGACATAGATTCCTGCTAAATACTTTTTGGTACCATAATTAAATATTATGCTTGATATACAGAAAATAAATCAAATAACGGATCCTAAAGTTAGAAGACAACTTAAAATGGATATCCTAGCAAAAGCTAAGATACAAAAACAAACTGTCTTGAAAAATGATTTTTTATCATTTGTAAAACATGTATGGCCAGAATTTGTGGAAGGGTACCATCATAAAAAAATTTCTGATGCATTCAATAGAATTCAAAATGGGGATTTAAAGAGACTCATTATCAATATGCCACCACGGCATACTAAATCAGAATTTGCATCTTATTTTTTACCCGCTTGGATGATTGGTAACAAACCAAATTTAAAAATTATTCAGGCAACTCACACAGCAGAACTTGCAATAAGATTTGGTCGTAAGGCTAAAACTTTAATGGATTCAGATGAGTACAAAGAATTATTTAGCACAAGATTAAGAGAAGATTCAAAAGCTGCAGGACGTTGGGAAACCAATGGAGGCGGTGAATATTTTGCGGTTGGTGTATCCGGTGCGGTTACAGGACGAGGTGCAGATTTATTAATTATTGATGATCCACATTCCGAGCAAGATGTTAATTCACAAACTGCATTTGATAATGCATGGGAATGGTATACTTCAGGACCACGACAAAGGATGCAGCCAGGTGGAGCTATTGTTCTTGTTATGACAAGATGGTCAACAAAAGATTTAACTGCACAACTTGTAAATGCAGCAGCAAAAGAATCAAAAGCAGATCAATGGGAAGTGATTGAGTTTCCTGCAATCTTACCTAACGATAAACCGGTATGGCCTGAGTATTGGAAGATAGAAGATTTACTTGCGGTGAAAGCTTCTGCTGGAATTGCAAAATGGAATGCACAGTATATGCAAAACCCAACTGCAGAAGAAGGTGCAATTTTAAAAAGAGAATGGTGGCAAGATTGGGACAAAGATTATTTACCACCCCTACAACATGTCATTCAAAGTTATGATACTGCATTTTTAAAAAAAGAAACTGCAGACTATTCTGCCATTACAACGTGGGGAGTCTTTCAAGAAAATGAAGGAGATCCTCAGCATTTAATTTTATTAGATGCTATGAAAGAACGTTTAGAATTTCCAGAACTAAGAAGAGTTGCAAAAGAACAATATGACTATTGGCAACCGGAAACCGTTTTAGTTGAAGCCAAAGCATCTGGTCTTCCACTAACATACGAGCTCAGACAGATGGGGATACCCGTCGTTAATTTCTCTCCCTCAAAAGGTAACGACAAACACAGCCGTGTAAATTCTGTAGCCCCACTGTTTGAGTCTGGTATGATTTGGGCACCTAAAGCAAAAGAGTTTGCTCAAGAAGTGATTGAAGAATGTGCATCATTTCCATATGGAGATCATGATGATTTAGTGGATTCAACCACACAAGCGATCATGAGATTTAGACAAGGTGGCTTGATTAATCACCCAGAAGATTATATAGATGAACCTTTATCTCATAGAAAAAGAACTTATTACTGGTAATGGTAAAAACAAAATTAACTACAACAGTGCCTCCTAAACGAGGACCTAATCCACAGGGCTTGAATGTTGATCATAATACTGTTAAGACTGTAAAATTGGAGAAAATTAATGGCAGAAATAGACAAAGCACTTCCAAACGAAGTTAGAAAAGAAATTGAAATCGAAGGCCCTGAGACTGCCGTCGAGGAGAATGTTGAATTACAAGAGAGTCAACCTAATTTAGGTGACACTGAAATTACACAACTAGAAGATGGTGGTGTAGAAATTAATTTTGAACCAGGAGCCATGAACCAGGCTCAGTCTGAAAATCACTACGACAATTTAGCAGAGTTACTACCAGAGGAAATCCTTATGCCTCTTGGTTCAGAATTATTTGCAAACTACATGGATTATAAATCTTCAAGAAGAGATTGGGAAAGATCTTACACACAAGGTTTAGATTTATTAGGATTTAAATACGAACAAAAATCAGAACCCTTCCAAGGTGCTTCAGGTGCCACGCACCCTGTACTGGCAGAAGCGGTTACTCAATTCCAAGCCTTGGCTTACAAAGAATTACTCCCGGCCAACGGACCAGTAAGAACACAAATTATTGGAGCGATCACTCCACAAAAAAATCAACAGTCTGAACGTGTTAAAGAATTTATGAATTACCAAATCATGGATCAAATGCCAGAATATGAACCTGAATTTGATTCCATGTTATTTCATTTACCTCTTGCAGGATCGGCCTTTAAGAAGGTATACTACGATGATTTATTAGGACGAGCGGTTTCTAAGTTCGTACCTGCTGATGATTTAATCGTTCCGTATTCTGCTACCTCATTAGAAGATGCGGAAGCGATTATGCATCGTATTAAAATTTCTGAAAATGATTTAAGAAAATCACAAGTTACAGGTTTCTATCGAGATATTGATTTAACACCAGGTTATGAAAATGAATCTGATGTTGAAAAGAAAGAACATGAACTTGAAGGAATGAAAAAGTCTGGTCGTAACGAAGACGTCTATACATTGCTTGAGTGTCATGTTAACTTAGACCTAGAGGGTTTTGAAGATCGAGGGCCCGATGGGGAAATTACAGGTATTAAATTACCTTACATTGTAACGATCGAAGAAAACTCTCGACAAATATTATCTATCAGAAGAAACTACGAAGTGGGTGATACCAAACGTAGTAAAATTTCTTACTTTGTACATTTCAAATTTTTACCTGGACTAGGATTTTATGGTTTTGGTTTAATTCATATGATCGGTGGTTTATCAAGAACAGCTACCGCTGCTTTACGATCATTACTTGATGCTGGAACCTTATCTAATTTACCTGCTGGATTTAAAATGCGTGGAATTCGAATTAGGGATGATGCACAATCCATACAACCTGGAGAGTTTAGAGATGTAGATGCTCCAGGAGGCAATTTAAGAGATGCGTTTATGCCGCTACCTTTTAAAGAACCTAGTGCAACATTGCTTCAACTTATGGGCGTCGTAGTACAAGCGGGTCAGCGTTTTGCTTCCATTGCTGACATGCAAGTAGGTGAGGGTAATCAACAGGCTGCAGTGGGTACGACCGTTGCATTGCTTGAACGTGGTTCAAGAACCATGAGTGCAATTCATAAAAGATTGTATTCATCACTTAAAAATGAGTTTAGATTACTTGCAAGAGTATTCAAACTCTACTTACCACAAGAATATCCATATGATGTGGTAGGCGGTCAAAGAATGATCAAGCAAGAAGATTTTGATGACAAGATTGATATTTTACCTGTTGCAGATCCAAACATATTCTCTCAAACACAAAGAATATCTATGGCACAAACAGAACTTCAATTGGCTCAATCCAATCCACAAATCCATAATTTATATCAAGCTTATAGAAATATGTATGAAGCATTAGGTGTAAAGAATGTGGATTTAATTTTAAAGAAGCCACCACAACCAATGCCAAAAGATCCATCCTTAGAACATATTGATGCGTTGTCCGGGATTCCTTTTCAAGCATTCAAAGGTCAAGATCATAGAGCTCACATTACCGCTCACTTAAACTTTATGGGTACCAACATGGCAAAAAATAATCCTGTCATTGGTGCATCATTACAAAAGAATATCTTTGAACATATTTCTCTAATGGCTTTAGAGCAAGTAGAAATGGAATTTGTACAAGAGATACAACAAATTCAAATCATGCAACAAAATCCACAAGCGATGCAAGACCCTATGATGCAACAACAAGTGATGCAACTTAACATGAAGATTGAATCACGAAAAGCTGTACTCGTTGCAGAGATGATGAATGAGTATTTACAAGAAGAAAAGAAAATTAATGGTGATTTTGGTAATGATCCAATTGCAAAACTTAAAGCAAGAGAACTTGACATCAGAGCACAGGAAAATTCTCGAAGAAAAGAAGTTGATGAAGAGAGAATTAAC